GTTGATTACTCCCCGCGCCCTATAGTTAACATTTATCAGCCGAATAAAAAAAGAAAAAAAAAGAGCCCTGCAAGGGCAATGGAGGTATGGGCCTTGCAGGGCTGTGTTTTGCCGGGTTTATGTGGGTGAAAAGCCCCTGTGGATTGGGGAAAAAGTCCCATGTTTTACCCGGACGTTATTAATATGGTTTGACAAATTTGAAATTCAAGTTATATTATGTGGAAAGTTTATTATATGAGTGTGGAAATCAAATTAAGGGACATGCCATGAGCGGGTTATTTAGCAGACCTAGGACGCCGGAGCCTCCGGAGGTTCCTGACTTTCCTGCGCCTCCGGAGCCGCCTCCTGCGCCGCCTACTCCTGAGGAGGGTACGGCTGAGGTTGCCGAGGCGCGTCGTCGTCGGATGCGAATGTCTCGGCGAGAGCGTGGTGGTCAAGCCACGTTGTTGTCTGGTTCTGGCGATGGATTTCAGCGCGGTGAGCGCGCCAAGTTATTGGGAGAATAGATAATGCCTGATGATCGAGCGGTTGAATTGGTTCAGCGTTATGATTCGCTGAAGGACGGTCGCGCGAACTGGGAGAGTTTGTGGGACAAGGTTGTTCATTATGTGATTCCTCGCCGCGGCGCGGTTCAGAAGGGTGAGACTGAGGGCCAACGGCAGACTGATCAGATTTATGATTCGACTGCCTGCGAGGGTTTGAAGATTGCGGCGGCTGGTTTGTTCGCGTTTTTGTGTCCTCCGAGCGAGCCGTGGTTTTCGATGTCGCATTCTGATCGCCGGATTCGGAACAAGTCTCCGGTGAAAAAATGGCTTGCGGAGGTTACTCGCGAGATTGAAGAGATACTTCAGGACAGCAATTTTTACCAGCAGATTCACGAGGCTTTTCTTGACTTGGAAAGTACCGGTACTACGACGGTTTTCAGCGAGGAAGATCCGGAGCGTGACGGCAGGATAGTTTTCAACTGTTATTCGGTTCACGATACGATTGTGGACGTTAATTACGACGGTTTTGTTGATACGATGTTTCGGCGTGTTTTGTTCACGCCCCGGCAGGCTGCGCAGAAATTCGGCGAAGATAACCTGCCTGAGAAGGTGGCGAAAGCGTTGCGTGACCCGAAGCAGGTTGGCGCGAAGTTCGAGTTCATTCATTATGTCGGTAAGAACGAGGCGTTCGACCCGGATATAAAACGTTCCACTTCAAAAAATTACAAGAGCTTGTGGTTATTTTATTCCGACAAGGAGATTGTTCGTGACAGCGAAAGCGGTTACGATCAGTTGCCGTATCACGTCGCTCGCATGGAGAAAGGTTCGACCGAGATTTACGGGCGTTCAAGTTCGATTCGGATGTTGCCGACGATAGCTTTAGTCAATCGCAAATCAAAAGACATGTTGCGTGCTACGGAAAAGGCTATTGACCCGCCGGTTTTGTTGCCGAATGACGGCAGTATATCAAGTTGGAACAACAATCCGGGTGGGATCAATTATTGGAATGGCGCGGATCCGAACGCCAAGCCGGATTACTGGCAGTTTCAGGGCAATCTTGAAGCGGGCTGGCACTCAATCGAGCGTGACCAGAATGCGATTATGGAAGGATTCAACGCTCACCTATTCAATGCTTTGGCAATGGCTCCGCAACAGGATATGACGGCGACGGAGGTTCACGAGCGTGTTGATGAAAAGCTTACGCTTCTGGCTCCGATGATCGGCAGGCTTCAGCGGGAGTTGTTTCAGCCGATCATCATGCGGGCTTTTAATATTCTGAAAAATTCAGGCAAACTCCCGGCCGCTCCGCCTGCGATTGAAGCTCAAATCAACGAAGATGATTTTGAAATAAAATATCTCGGCAAGCTGGCTCAGGCTCTCCGGCAGATGAAGATGAAAGGATTCCTGCAATCGCTGAATCAAATCAGTGGACTGTTCGAGGCAAAGCCGGAAATTCTCGACAATATCAATATGGATGAGGCCATGGTTGAACTGTTGCGGGCGAACTCAAGTCCGGAAGAACTTATTCAAAGCGAAGCTGATCGAGATGCGTTGCGGGAAGCGAGACGGCAACAGGAAGAAGCACGGGCGCAACAGGAAGCCATGGACACGGCAAGTCAGGCCGTCAGCAGGACTTCAAAACGGCCTGAAGAAGGTAGCCCGGCGCAACAGGTCACGGAAGGTATGCGATGAAAGAATTGAAAGAGGCACAGGCAAGATTCAATCGTGTTTTTGTTGAAAATCCGGACGGTCGCAAAGTTCTGGAGGAAATCAAAGAACACGCCGGGATTTATTGTTCCGGTTATGTGGCCGATTCTGACAGAACGGTATTCAACGCCGGTCGACGATCGATTGCGCTTTGGATAGAGAACATGTCACGGACAGATAATAAAAAGTTGGCCGAGGAACAGGGATAATTCCGTAATAGGTGGCGGAAAACTCCGGAAAACTAAAAAAACAGGAGCAAGAAAAAAATGGCAGATGAAGTGCAAGAGCAAGTTCAGGAACAGACTCAGGAGCAGACTCAGGAACAGACGAGCCCGAGCGAATTTCTCGCCGGTTCCGACGGTACTTTGGCTTCGGACTGGTTAAGTCGTCTCAATGTTTCGGATGATATAAAAGCCGACAAAAACCTTCAAGGCATAACCGATGTGAACCAACTGGCGGAACAGTTCGCTAATGCGCAAAAGCTTATCGGCAAAAAAACAATCAATAAAATTCCCGGCCAGGATGCGACCGAGGAAGAAAAACAGAGCTTTTATCGTGAATTGGGAGTTCCGGAAGACCCGGAAAAATACGAATTGAATACGGAATCTATTCCGGAAGGAGCTGAACTCGATGAAAATCTGTTGAACAACTTCAAAGATACGGCGCACAAGCTGAACATGACACCGGAACAGGCTCAAGGGCTTATGGACTGGTTTCATGAACAGACAGGTCAATCGTTACAACAGTCGCAACAGCAGAATGAACAGCAGAAACAGGAAGCGATGCAGGCTTTGAAGCAGGAATGGGGGCGTGATTTCGATAAAAATCTGCAAGTCGCTAATAAATTGGTTGACAAATATGAATTAAGCGATATATTAGAAGAAAACAAGCTGGCTAACAGTCCAGAGCTGGCGAAAGCATTAAATCAGATTGCGAAAGATATGGGCGAAGATCAGAACATCAATACTCCGAAGGGCGGTGGAATATCGGCTCAGGATGCGCAGGTGAAAGCTAACGAGATAATGGGCGACGCTCAGCATCCGTACTGGAACGCGGAACATCCAAGCCATAATGACGCTGTTCAGGAGATGCAAAGATATATGTCGATTATTCATGGTGAATAGTCGATATTGATTCCGGGTAGCTTCTACGGAAGTCCGACGCATTTCGGCAGGCGTAGCGAATTTGCCGAAAATGGGCCAAAGCCCGGAAGGTCTGAAGAATTCAGGTAGCCTTCTGAAGATAAGTTGAATAACAACATAATTCAGGAGGCTGTCATGAGCTTTCAAGTAACAATGTCATTCGTTAAGCAGTTCGAATCGACTGTTCGACTGCTGTCTCAGCAGAAAGGGACTAAGCTCTCCGATGCTGTGATGCAGAAACCTATCACCGGCGAAGAGTTTTTCGTGGAACAACTCGGAGCCACCAACCCCGTGGAACTCAAGGATCGTCATGGCGACAGTCCTATCGTTTCAACCCCGCATCATCGCAGGCGTGGAACGATTAAGGACTTTGTCTGGGGCGATATGATCGACAAAGAGGATGAAGTCCGAATGTTGATCGACCCGGCAAGTTCCTATGTCCGAAACGCTTCTTACGGCATGGGTCGTACCAAGGACGATGTGATAATCGGCGCGCTTGATACGGTTGCCCGTACCGGCAAAGACGGCACTACCACAAAATCCCTTCCTGACGATCAGAAGATCGCCGTGGATGACCCTACCAGTACGGATAGCGGTCTGACATGGGAGAAACTTCTGCTCGCCCGTACGATTCTGGAGAACAACGACGTTGATCTGGATGACCCGGAAAATCAGTTGTATTTGCTTTGTACCCCGTATGATGTTGAAGCATTGCTTCATCAGACCGAGGTCAAGAGTGCTGATTACAATACGGTCAAGGCTCTTGTACAGGGAACCGTTGACACGTATATGGGTTTCAAGTTCAAGCGTCTGTCCAAGAATCGGATTTTGACGGATTCCAACGATAACCGTCGTGTTATCGCATGGGCGAAATCCGGAATGGTCATGGGTATCGGCGCGGATGTTGAAACCAATATCGCCAAACGTTCCGACAAAAACTTCAATTGGTACGCCCATATGAAGATGACTATCGGTGCGGCTCGTCTGGAAGAAGAGAAAGTGGTTCAGATTCTTTGCAAGCCGGAAACCTATCCGAGCTGATGCGAAGTTTCTATTTAATGTTTAACCTTCAAGTTAAGGAGTAAATACCATGAAGGATTACGCACGACAGATTATTACGAATCAAGGTCGGCCAATGACCGGGATTTATAATATGACTGAAGAACAGGAGTTCGCGCTTGGAACTCTGTTCAAGACGAACGAGGGCGACGTGTTCCGGTACGCTAAGGCGGGCGGGACCGACCTTGATCAAGGTCATTTGACGCAGGCGACTGTTCCGATTGCGCATCACACCAATATCGCCACCGGCGTTATTGTTGCGAAGGGCGCGACCGAGTTCACGTATGTTACCGAGTTGTCCACCACGACCACTGAAGACCAGTATCGTGATGGCTGGCTGCTGATAAACGATGAGGCCGGCGAAGGCCATGTTTATCGCATCAAGAGCAACACCGGTTCCACTAAGCCCAAGGTTGTTCTTTGGGATC